GGGCGGCATCTTCGCCAGCTGCCTGGCGTAGTCGGCCTGGGCCTTTGCGGCTTCCTTGCTGTTGGCGCCGGACTCCTCGACCGCGTCCTGATACTTCTGCTCGGCGGTGACCGCTTCGCCCATCGCAGAGATCTGCGGGCCGAGCGCCGCCGTGTAGACGCCGAGTGCCGCGCCCGCGGCGGCCGTGGACACCACCAGGGGCGCCATCGCGGCAGCCACTGGGATGATCGCCGGGGCGAGGCTGATGACGGACTTCTTCAGCGCCTCAGCAGCTTTGCCGGCCGCATCCTGCGACGACGACACGGCCGCCAGCCGGTCCGCTGTCGTGCGCGCGAAACGGTTGATCGCACCCGAGCTGTTCGTCGTTGCCGCGCTGATCCTGCGGTGCAGCCGGTTCGCCGAGTCGCCGGCCCGATCCAGGACGCGGCTGAGCTGGTCGCGTCCCTGCAGGATGAAGTTCATCGTCGTCACGGCTGCTCGCTTCCTGCCTGCTGGTCTGCGACGTCACGGTCGAGCCACCGGACCAGCTGCTCGAAGTCCTCGACCCGTTGGCGGTCGATGACGTCGGGCGGCATGTTCAAGCGGCAGGCGAAGAGACCGAGGTACTCGGCTCGCTGCTCGTCGATTCCAGGCTGCTCTCTGGCAGGGACTGCTGGTCGGTCTCCTCGAGGGGCGGCTGCTCGCCGCTGTCTTTTGGGTCCTCGGACAGTTTCTTGATCGTTGCCTCGGCGTGCTCCGGGTCGAACGCGACGGCAGGCAGCCCCTTCAGGGCGAGGGCGATTTCCGCGCCGGTCACGTCGGGATCTTGCGACGCGATGGCGACCGCCTCCCGCACGTAGTTCTCGACCTCTGTCTTGTCGAGCCGGGTACCCATCTCGTCCACGCCCGGGTCGAACTCACCGAACCTGAGCGACGGCTGGCTGCGCTTCTTGATGACCCAGACGATGCCGCGCATCGCGTCCAGGTCGTCCTCGGCTAGGCCATCCTTGATGGCGGGCCACTTTTGATCGATGGTCCTGGAGACGATGGACACCTCGGACACCTTCAGCGTCCTGGCGTCGTAGTGCTCCGGCTCGCCACCGGCCGGCGTGTAGACGATGATCAACGCTGCTCCTAGTTGAGGCTGTTCCGGACGTCGTCGACGACTCGCCCGATCTCGCGAGTCATGCGCTCACGGTGGGAAGCGACGGTCTTGTCCCACCACAGGGGCGTGGTCCATTGATTGGCCCACCGCTTGCGGTTGCCGAACACCGGATGGCGGATCCTGCCATTCGCCGAGTTCATCGCGGAGGCCATATTCCGGAGATCCGTTGGCATGAGATCCTTGTCGAACCACACGCGAGCGCCAGGATTTCCCGACGTGCGCACGCTGATCCGAACGCCCTGCGCCAGTGTCAGTCGCAGTGGCCGGGTCGTTGGAGACGGGCCGCCACGCTTTCCCGCCTTGCGGCCCTCACTGCGAATGGGCAGGGTGCGGATGGTCTGTTGCAGGTCGTCCTTCAGTGGCTCAGCAGCCCTGCGCACCCGACGTGCGAAGTTGGCCTTCAGGCGTGACCCGCCCGCCGCCTTCAGTCTGCGGCTCAGCTCGATGAGCTGCCCGGTCCCGGCGATCTGGACTGACTGAGCCATGCCGCGCCCCTCCTGTCAGAGTGCGGTGTCGGTGGAGATGTACTCGATGGCGACAGCGTTGGTGCCGTCGTACAGGGCGGTGAAGTTGAAGGTGGGCCGGATGACGTCGAAGCCTTCGACGGTCGGCGGGGCGTCGTCGACCTTCACGGCCGGCAGGGAGATGCGGAACGTCTCGTTGTATGTCGTCTCGATGACTGGGCCGATGAACTCCCACACGAGTGCGGTTGCGCCGTCGCTGGTGTGCAGGTCGTCGATGGTTGTGGCGACGTAGTCCATTTCCAGGCTGCCGGTGATCTTCACCAGGTCGTTGGAAATGGGTTCCTTCTTCAACGCGCTCTGGTTCGCGTAGAACCGGTCCGTTGCCTGCGGCCGCTCGATCTTTACGCTGACCTTCCGGACGCCGTCGAGCGCCGTCTCAGAGTCGAAGGTGCCGGTCTTCAGCGCCATCTGCCCGAAGTGGAACGGGGCCATCGTCGGGTACGACGCAGTGGCCAGGGTCTGCGTCTCGTCGCAGTCCTTGCCGTCGAGCTCAAACGTGGCCATGAGCATCCCGCCGACCTCGCACGAGAACTCAGCCGAGATGACCTTGCAGCCGACGAACGTCTTGTCCGTCACCGTGCCCGTGGTCAGCGGCACGCCCTTCTGGACCGTCAGCGACTTGCCCGCCGTGTCCGCAAGGGTGTGTGTCTGGAGGTAGGCGGTAGTCGTCTCCTGCTGCACCGGGGTGACCGTGGTCCCCATGAGCGCCTGCAGCAGCAAGCCCATGGCCTTGCTGGTCACCTCCAGCTCGATCGAGCCGGACGCCTCCCGCTGCGTCACCACCCGCCGCGACGACAGAGCCATCAGCCGTCCCGCAGCGATACCTGCCGACTGAGCCGTCGTCTTCTTCAGAACGAGGCTTTCCTTGGTGAACTCGATGAATTTCGAGCTCGCCTCGAAGGTGCCGTAGGACGACTCGGCGGCGATGCCGAGCTGTGCGCCGAGACCAGAACCGATCGCCATCAGTCGTCACTCCCCTTCGGTGCGGCCTTAGCCGCGGCCTTCTTCGCCGTAGCGCGGGCGCCCGGCTCTTCCACCGGCTCCCACGTGGTCACTTGGCAGACGTAGCCCTCGTATCGGGCATCGGGGACCTCGACGACTTCGTCGGGCTGGACTGTTCGTGATCCGAGCTCCGGCACGGTGACCGGCTCCCGGCCGATGAAGCGCACACGCGCCATGGCTGTACTCCTCTGTAGGGGAACGTCAGATGCGGGCTCGGCAGGTGATGGTGAAAGGCACACTCACCTGGGCGCCCTGGTCGGTGAGTGACTGGCGAAGCGTGTAGCGGGTGAGGTGCGCCCACTGCACCGCGCCGTTCAAGGTCGGCGCGGTAGGGCTCGCCCCCGATGCTCGGATGGCGTTCTCCACCACCGCGAGGAGCTCGTAGGCGCGGGCCCGAGCAGAGGCGAAGTCCTGGTCACCGCTCCATGTGTCGAGCCAGCAGGCGATGTCGAAGTCCTCGTCGCGGGTGCGGGCGCCGGCAGCGTTGAAGCTCTGCGCCACCTCGGCGGCCAGATCCCCCTCGAGAGACCATCCGACCGCCACAAGGTCGGCGTCGGACTGGTCAGTCGTGGGCGGCCCGTCGACGACCTGCACGTCGGCCAGGGCCGGCTCGGCGCGCAGGATCGCGAGCAGCGCCGCAAGCGCGGCGGGTACAGCTGAGGTTGCCATCACCCCACCCCCGGAGGCAGGCGGTATGGCTCGAGCAGCTGCAACGCCCGGTTGGGAATGGCGTAGCCGAAGCCCTGAATCGGCTCCGTGACGTCAAAGTCCTGCACGCCACGCTGCGGCCGACTCGGTCCCTGCCGCGTTCGCCACAGGTGCTGCAGGATGATCCGAGCCGCAGACGACATAGCCGCTGGCACGATCCGCCGACCCGCCGTGTACGTCACCCTCAGCGGGCCGGTGAGCGTGCCGGCGTCCTTACGCTGCACCACGCCCGTCACAGTGTCCACGTCCAGATCGGAGACCGTGTACGTGGTCCCGCCCGTGAGGATCGCCGCCACTGACGAGACCGTCAGGACCGGGGTGTGACGCAGAGCGATCAGCGGAACGCGGCGCCCGTCGTGCCGCTCTGTCACAGTGCGCACGATGACCGGCCCGCACAGGCCCTCGATCCCAGCAGTGATGGACTCGACCCAGCTGCGGATCTCATCGTCGTCGGAGGTACCCGTCTTGCTCAGGTGCTTCTTGGCGTCGGCCAAGGACAGGATCGCTGGAGGGGAAGCCTCACGCACGTCGAAGCTGTCCGTGTACGCCCCGGCGTTGATCCCCGTGGCGACCCATCGGACGGCGTGTCGGCCGGCTTGGGTCGTCGCGTAGTCGTAGGCGTAGACGCCCGTGGATGTCGGTACAACGGGAGACTCGATGTCGGCTGTACCGTCCGGCAGGGTAACCGTCACAGCCATCAGGCCAGCGTTCGCCAGGTCGCCAGCGGCGTCCCGCACAGTCGTGCCGAGCGGCACCACCTCGCCGAGATCGAACGGCATGTCAGCCTCCGCTCAAAGTTGAGCCAGTCCGGGCGAGCGGTCCGAGTCCGGCTGCATCTCGAGCGGGCGCAGCAAGGTCCCCGGCGCGGGTGATGTTGAAGCTGTCGAACTCGGCGTAGTCGTCGATGCCGTTGTTGCGGTGGCCCGCCATGATGACGCTCAGGTTCACGTCAGAAACCCAGACCGGCGACGCGCCCGAGCGACGCGAAGTCCACATCACGCCGTCCGGCGACGTCTCCCAGTACAAGACGCCCGCCGACTCGCGAAGCCGCAGCCACGCGTGATCAATCGGCGAATAGGCGAGCACTACGGCCGATCCGTCGAAGTAGCCGGACCGGGACACACATGAGATCTGCCCGGACACCGCGTTGATGCTGAACCCGCCATCCGTGCCACCAGTGCTAGTGATGATCAGGAGCTCGGCGAGCGCCTCCACCGTCGCGCCGCCCGCATCCGGAGCGACCACGCGGCATGAAGCCTGCGAGCCGGCCAACGTGTAGATCGGTGCCGACTGATAGGCAGAGAACGCCGTCGAGCAGGGAACCCGGGCTAGTCCCGTCTCCTCGACGACGTCCCCATACGAGCCCGACCACAGCACGGTGTCCCGCGCGTCGTCGTCGAAGTCGTCCTGCAGCATGCCGAAGCCGGGCATCAGGCCCTCGTCGGCGGCAGCTTCCGGCCGTAGCCCAGGAGCACCGTCGCGCCGTACACGCCGCCCGTGGCAGGCGACCCCGACACCGTCGACACGACCCGCAGATACCGCTGATGACCGGTGTAGCCGATCTCATGCACCTGCACGTCATTCGACGGCGTGATCGCCGGCTCCGTGCCCTGCAGGAACTCGGCCGCCACGGCAGTCCAGTCCGACCCGTTCGGCGAGTCCTGCACCTCAATGGTGTGCGTGCCGTCCGTGACCACCCCGGCGTGGATGAGGATCATCGCCGACCTGGCCGCATCCCCATCGACAAGACGGTCCACCGTCGAACCCGTCTCGGTCGCTGCGATGAGCGCGGGCGCGATCGTCGGCTTCGCGACGAGCGTGTTGTAGACCGAGCGCCTCACGACGACTTCCCCTCCGGCGCGGCCGCGCCCTTGTCCGTCGACTGCGGCTTCGCCGCGGTCTTCTTCGCCGGTGCGCGCGGCGGCGCAACAGACCGCTTCTCTCCTGGCTCGGCAGTCGCCTGCTCCACCTTCGGGGCCTGGCGCGCGGCCTTGTCGGACATGAACGTCTCGACGTCCTCGAACAGAGCCTCGCGCCCCTTGATGACCGGGTCGTTCGCGTCCACGAGCTGCCCGGCCGTGACCATGCGCGGCACACCGTTCGCCGATACGGCAAACGACGCCTTGCATCGCTTGATCGCCATTACGTTCCTTTCCGCGACGGGCAGGGCCCGAGGCGATCCTCAGGCCCTGCCGTGCCGCTACGTGGGATCAGGCAGTCGTCTCGACGTTGAGGAGGCGAAGCGCACCCTCGTTCACCACGTCTGCCCCGACGCGGTAGTACGCGTACCAGCCGCGCGAACCGGACGGCCTGTTGTTGCCGGTGGCGAACAGGTGCGGGATGAACTCAACCGTCATCCCGACCCGGTCTGCGATCACGTAGGACTGCAGGTCGCCGTAGGCGAGGATGTAGTTGTCCGCCGTAGCGGCAGCGCTGAACGCGCCGTCCATGTCCTCGGCCTCGAGAGCCGGGCGGCCCAGCAGCATCGGAGGAACGTCGGCGGCGAGACGCTCCCACATCTGCGCGCCACCTTCGGTGTCGAACTGGCGGATCAGGTTGTAGATCGCCCGGTTCGCCAGCCACGACGCGTTGGCCCGGTAGCGGGCCGGGAGCGCCTGGTCCATCTTGTAGATGTCCGCCGCGGCGAACGTCTCCACGGTGGTCGGTGCGACCTCGGACGAGGTTCCCGCCAGAGCCGTCACGATGCCGGTCGGCTGGCCGGAGCCGGAGCCCGTGGTGAACGCCGCGGCCTCGAGAGTGTCCTTGCCGAACGCCAGGAGCCTGGCCACCTCTTGGGTGACGTTGGCCTCGTCCTCCAGCGCCTCGATGGAGATCGGCACGAAGCCGGCCGCCTTGTGCACGGGAACAGTCGGCTGCGCGAAGGTCGTCGAGTCGTCGGAGACTTCGGAGCCTTCCGCGTCCCACGACCAGGAGACCGCGCCGGAGGAGACGCCGTTCCACACATCGCCGGTGGCGACGACCGTGCGGGACGCCTCACGGATCTGGTTCCGGGAGCCGTTCGCCGTGATGATGACGGTCGGGTCGAGCTGGAACGGGACGAGGTAGCCGCCCGCGTTGTCCGTCAGCGACATCGCCCGCTCGAGGGCGCGCTGCTCGTCCTGAGACAGCATGTGCCCCTTGCCCGCAGCACACTTAGACCACGCCCGCATGTATTCCGGGCTCGAGGTCGCCAGCACCAGCTTGGCGATACGCGAGTCGCCGTCGTCCCACCGCTCGACGATCTGCGTACCGGCCTGGCGGACGCGGTCGTCCGCGCCGGACATCTTCTCGATCGCGGACAGCGCGCGGGAGCGGAGCTCCTGGCCGATCTGCCCCTTGGGACGTCCGAAGGTGCGGACCTCGGACAGGTCCCACGGGTTGCGGAACCGCTGGTCCTCGACGGAGTCGGGGTTCAGGATCGGGTCGACGTCGTAGCCGTCACGGGACGAGGTCGGCGTACCGCCCTCGATCTTCGTGGCGGCGGGGCGGCGTTCGGTCGTCTTGGTGGCGGACCGGACCCGCTCGAGCGCCGACTTGCGCTCGAGCTGGCGGCGGTGGTCGTCGACCTCGGCGAACTCGCGGGTGAGCTCGTCGAAGCTCTGCTCGTCCTGTGCGGTGAGGTCGTCCTTGTCGCCGAGACGCTCGAGCTCGGTCTGGATGTCCTTGAGGCGGATCACCGCCTGGGAGTGCGACAGTTCCATCAGTCTTCGTCCTTCACGATGGGCGCCAGACGGTCCTTCATGAGCGCCGCGATCTCGCGGATGTTGCTCCGGATCCGGTCTGAACTGGGGTTGTTGGGCGTGGACGGGTGCCCATCGGAGGGCGGCGCGTCGGTAGTGCTGGGGGCTGGCGGGTGCTCAGGCTCGAGCGGCGCGCCATCGGTGGCCTGGGGTGCCGGGTGCCCGATGGGCGGCGCGGCCTCTGCCTGACGCGCACCAGCGGCGCCCATCAGGAACCTGCCGTCATCGGACGGCGGGGCGAACGAAGTGCCAGTGGGGAACAGCAGTGAGGTGGCCACCTCACGCCGCAGGTCCGGGTCTTCGGGAACGGTGGCGACCGCAGCGTCCCTGGCGAGGGACTGGCGGATCTGCCGAGCCATGTCGCCGCTACGGACCAGCTCGTCGGCCATGCCGCGAGCCCGCATCGACACCTCAGTGCCGGCGTAGGCGGGGAAGACGACAGGGCCGAGCTCGCGGCACTTCAGCTCGATCAGCTCACGCCGCAGGGGGCCCCGGTCGCCCGGCATCCACAGCAGGTCGAGAACCTCCTCCGGCCTGACGAGCTTGCCTGCCTGGTCGCGCCATTCCTCGCGCACGACCTCGAAGCGGAACGACATGCCGTTGACGGAGCCCTCGGCGATCGCATCCCTGACGGGCTGCATCAGCCAGTTGTCCGTGATCCGGCCCTCGACGTAGAGGCCCTGGGTGTCCTCCCGCAGCTCGGTTATCGACCCGATGGGCAGTGAACCGATCAGCGGGTGATGGCCGTGGTCGAACTGCATGATCGGCGTCGACTCGCGGATCGTCTTGCGGAAAGCGCCCTTGCGGATCGTCTCGGTGAAGATCCCTTCCCACGAGTCGATCTCCGAGTCCTGACCGAACACGGCGGCGTAGCCCGTCAGGCTGCGGCCGTCGCCCTCGGTGCCGTCGTCGGCTCGCTGAAATGAGAACGGCGCCGACCTTTCCAGGTCACGCGCCGCGGGATGCAGGGGCATTACGCCTCCTCGTCAGGTGGTGTGGGCTCGGTCGGCGGCCCGGTACCGCCTGGCGCCTGTAGCTGGACCGAGAAGAGGCCGGTGTGAGTGAGGAGGTCCCAGTCCTCGGACATCACGGCGCGCTTCACCGCCTCGGCGTCATAGCCGGCGTCGACGAGCGCCCGGATCGTGCGGGCCTGCAAGCCCTGGATCTCGGCTGCGTCCTTGCGGTCCTCCCGCAAGAAGGGGACGTCGCGCGCGTCGTACCAGAGCCGCACGGCGCCAGAGCCACCGCCGGGCGGCGCCACAAGCCGCGAAAAGGACCCTGCGGCGTTCTGCCACAGCGGATGGATCGTTCCGTCCGCGAGCCGGCGCCTGGCCTGCCCATAGTTGCTGTACGTCGCTGCCTTCAGGCCCTCGGAGAGGCCGACGATGATTGGGGGGACGCCGGCCGCAGCAGCAATCCGCGTTTCACCGGCCCCCTGCACTCCGCTGAAGTCGAGCTGCTGGAAATCCTTGCCGACGACCGTGACGTCCGCGCCGCCGCCCAGGTACATGGTCTTGTAGGCGTTTTCCGCACCCTTATGGGCCGAGTCCATCTTGGCGACGAACTTTTCGAACGCCTCCGGCATCACCTCGCGCGCCAGCCTGACCACCATGTTGGGTGTGGCCGCGTTCTCGAAGAACCGGCGCTTGTGCGAGGCCATCAGGTTGTCGTTCGCGGTCTCCCGCAGGATCGGCGTCAGCCACGACATGCCGCGGAAGTTGCCCAGCGGGTCCGGCTTCGGCGCGAAGTGCACAACCTCGTCCACGAGCAGCGGCACAGGGTCGCCGTCCGGCTCCTGGTACAGGTAGCCGAGCCGCTTATAGCCCATGTGGCCGCCACGGAACGGGCGGCGCTCCAGCACGATCTGCACCCAGTCCGGCCGCAGCCGCACGAGGTCGCCGTCGTCGGACCGTGCCCAGTAGGAGTTGCCCGCGAGGTCTGCGTCCTGGATCACCCGGGCCAGCAAATCCTGCGTCGTGCCGCCCACCCACGGCTCCTCCAGCAACCGCAGCTCCGACGAACCGAACATCTCCGACGGTCGCCCCTTGTTCAGTCGCTGCCACAGAAACCTCGTCGCGGAGAACACGTCCTGTCGCGCTGACATGCACGCCCAGATCACCGGATTCGTCGCGAACAGAGTCGCGTAGCCAGGGAAGTCGCTCGGAGCCCGCTCAGCGACATGACCAGGCTGCGTCTGCGTCATGCCCAGCGTCGACCAGCTGCCGTAACCCAGCGACTCCTGCAAGGCCTGCGCGTAGTCGTCGATCGTCGCGATTGCGCGCTCCCGCTCGGGGGGACGCCCGCGCATTGCCCGCCACAGACTCGTCACGGGCGTCCCACCTTCCCGCTGCCCTCAGCAGGGTCCACATCGGCCAGGAACAGGCACCAGGCCGCGAACAGCGCGCCGCCCACCACCAGTCCCACAGCCAAGCTCACAGCCATACCGACGCCCACCGACGCGGTCGCACCGCCGACAAGGACACCGAAGCGGGCGCGCGCCCTACCGCTCACCTGAACGCGACCCATGGCTCAACCTCCTCGTCCGGCTCCTCGACTTCCGCCGTCAGCCCCCAGCGGGCCAGCGTCACCCCCACAAGCGGGCTGATGTCCACGCCCACGCCGCGGCGCGCCCACGCCCACGCCTCGCCCAAGTCGCGCTTCCTCGCGCCCGCCAGCGCCGTCGAGAGGGGCGCCTGGTCCAGATGCACGATGTCGCCCGACGCGACCGCGTCATAGAAGGAGCCGCAGGCCTGCGCAATCTCGCGGACCTTCGGCTTGACGACCTCACAGCCCAGCGCCCGCTCCAGATCGGGAATCAGCGAGCCGGCCGGGCCGCCCGCATCCACTACCAAGCAGCGAGGCGACCAGCGCTCATTGAGGTCACGAGCCCGCTCCACCACCCAGTCCATGCCCGGCCGGTTCTCAACC